GGGGATAACGGACAGATTGATGTTAGGTGGCATTTGGGCCATGCGGCCTTGGCCGGCGGCAACCTGTGCTTGCGCGTCCGCTTGCTTCCGCAGATTAGGCATCCGGGCCGTCAATGCCTGCCCCTGCTCCCGAATCCCAGCATTCCGGTTGGCCATGTACATATTGCTAATCTGTCCAAGCGAAGAAAACAGCGTGCCGCCGAATTGCGCTCTGTCGCGGTCAGACTCAAGGCTGTTCCACTGCTCAAGTATGGAGTCGCCGTCTTTGCCGAAGGCCGGCGCCACGATCTTCATTAGGTTGCCGTAGATCTTGGAGTCGCTCTTGTCCTGCTCCTTTTTGGCGTACGAACTGACGATGGTATCAAGGAAGCTGCCGCCCTCTTCGTTCGCGCCCTGCACGGCCATCGCCGCACCGGCGGGACCGCCTGTGGCGAATCCGATGGCTGCGGACGCCGCCTTCTTGACGCCGGAGCCGATGTTCTTGCCGAGGTCGTTGTACATTTGCGCCTGCGTGGCGGCTGCTTGGGTCATACTATCAGCGAGGATCTGTCCGCTCTGATCATAGACGCCGGGATTGTAGCTAAACATTTGTTGTTCTCCTTGGTTGGTCAGGCGGCTTTGGCCTGGGATAGTTGTTCTGCGATGGCCGCGCCGATCACGGCGGGCTTGATGGTTAGGCGCTTCTTGCCTTTGTGATCCACCTCTTCGACGGCTTCGGGCAGCACCTTCTTCACGTCCTGCGCCAGGAATCCGACATGCTTCTCCTTGTCGCCCTTGTAGCGGAACTCGTAGGCGGTCAGTCCCAGGACGTTGCCAGCCTTGCCGACCGGCTTGATGTCGGTCTTCATCCGCTTGTCCGAGAAGATTGAGCCGCCGATCTGGCCAAACATGCCATACATCCCAGCCTGCTGCATGGCGCCCGCCTGCATATTCGCGCCTTGCAGTGCCGCGTTATTGTTCATCGCCGAGTTATACATCGAGCCTTGGAGATTTCGGTTAAAGGATTCGACGTTGCCCGCCTGTTTCAGCGAACCGTCAAAGATGCTGTTCACTTGCTGGGTCGTGTTGCTTAGGGTGTTTGTGCCCAACTGGAACGCTGGCCCGATGCTTTGCCGAAACGGATCAAGGTCTCCATAAGCCCCAGCCAATCCAACCCGCCGCTGCCGTCGCGCCAGGTCCATCTGATTGACGCCGGCCGCAAAGCCACGCCGCTGGTCCTGCCGCGCGGTAGCATAAGCATCGCGGCTAAGAATCTCCGCGCCCGCTGCCGCATTGCCGGTCGCCATGCCGCGAGCCGCAAAGGCTCCGCGTGCTGACTGGGTTGCCTGGCGCATCTGCTCAGGGGTGAGCGAGCGGCCAAGGGCCAGCTCCTGCTTTGCGTCCTGTTGCAGCCGGGCCTCAATGGCATTCGGCGCGCTCGCCGCCGCCAGCTCTTCGCCGACCACGCCGCGCGTGCGGGCGAGGTATTGGTTGTTGAGCCTTCCAGCGAGTTGGTCGGCCGTCTGGAATTGCAGCTTGGTATACTCGGGGTATAGCCGCTTGATCGCCGCCTCTTGCTCGCGGGTTTGTGCCTTGGCCACGCGAATGCTCGCGTTGGCCATTTTATCGTAGTCTATCGGCGTTGGTGCCGCTGGCACTATTTGCGGTGCCGGTGATGATGATCTTCCAAATAAAGCGTCCATATTATTTCCTCCTCGTTGCTCTAGTTAATTTGTTCCAGTCGTAAATTCTCACGCGACTGTCTTTGCTCCCGCGAAACCAAGAAACCCAAGGCTGCGGATGCGGGAACACGCGCATAAACTCCCCGCAAGCATTTGCGTGACCAGTAGAAGCAGCCAGAGTGACGTGCCAGCAGTTGCTTTCGCCTTGCTCAAATTGTTGCTCCTCCGCGTTCCACCGCACGGCGCGGGCCAGCATGAAGCAGCTTGGGCTGTTCCACACATAGCCCGCCGACAAATGCTCGCCGACCACTTCCCAGAAGTCTTGCGTGTTGTGGCTCTCCCACTGTTGTTCTGCTTTTTGCCATGGGGTCATCGCGCCGCTTCCAAGGCCGCCACTTTGGCCGATAGTTCCTGCACCGCCGCGACCAGCAGCGGGACCAGCTTGCTCATGTCCAGCCCCTGCATCTCCTCGCCGTCCTTCTCGCCGGTTACGGCTTGTGGGACGACGGCTTGCACTTCGTGGGCGATGAAGCCGTCTACCTTGACGTTCGGCTCGGCGATAAATTCAAACGTCTTTGGGGAGAGCGCAGCCAGCTTAGCCGTTGCCGATGCCAGCGGTTCTACGTTTTGTTTTAGGCGGTAATCGGAGGAGACGTTGTAAGCTGTCGCTGTTGAGGTGACAGAAATGCTACCAACGACGGTGTTGCTTGTTCCGACAAACGTGGCGATAGCACCGTCACTGGTGCGCCGACGTATGGACAAACTGCCTTGGCCTGTATTGCTCAAATACAGAATGCCGTTGGATTGGTTGTAGTTTAATCCGTCGTCGGTGCCGCTGGTCGTTACAAAATTGGCCGTTGTGCCCACCCTAAGCGGCCCTGCAAAGTAATTCGGCGCCGTTCCAGAGGCATAGACATTCCAACGATTTGTCCCGCTTGGTATCTGGCTGGCCACACCGTAGTTGTTTGTTGCGCCAATTAGGCTGGAACCAACAAGCAGCCCATATTGATTGGTCACTGTGCTGTCTGCGTGCAGCGTCCCTTGGTTAGCGGAAAAATGCGTCAGTTCAGGAATGGTATAAGCCGACCCGCCGTTTGCTGCCGTGGTGGGTCCGGTGATGATCGCCTGTGTTCCAACCGATGCATTATTGTCAAACGAAGGTGCAGCCGACAGGGCACGCTGCGTGGTCTGGGCGGGCATGGTGCCGCCGACGTTTAGCTTTGCGTTCGCATTGATCGCCGTGCCGACCGCCGCCTGTCCCGTTGTCGTGACGTTTTGCGACCCAAAATCCGGCGCAATCTTGGTGCCAGCAATCGCCGCATCGCTTTTAATGTCCGCATTGACGATGTCCGTCACCGTCCTGGCGTTGTTCAGCTTGGTTGGGGTCAGCGTGTCGCCGCTGGTGAAGGTGTGTCCGTAGGTTGCCATAGTGTTTCTCCTTTTATGATTGGTCGCGTGTCAAGGTGGCGGGCATGGATTTCGGTGATGCCTCCAGCGCCGCCGAGCGGATCTCGGGGCGGCCGCCGCTGGTTTCGTAAATAAGTTCTGCGGCGTGTGCCTTAAAGCGCACTGGTGCCTTGAGATGGTAGTCTTCCTCGACGCCGCTGGCGTTTGTCACCGTGCCGATCTGCTCATCCTCGCGGTCGGGGTCGATGATGTTGACTTTGGTCGTCACCGTGGCGCCATTAGGGATCACCACATTGGTCACGCTGCGCAGGAACCGCTTGCTCGACATCTCGTTGAAATTGTAGCGCCGGGTCTTAATCCGGCCGGTGATCGGCTGGGTCGGGGTTGCCGCACCCGCCGCCGCTTGGTCGGTGCCGGCGGTCACTTCTTCCAGCAGATAGAGGTTGCCGCTGCGGGGGATCGAGAACACGCGGCGCTTATTTTGGTAGGTGGCGACAAGGATCTGGTTCACCGCTGCGCTCGACGGATAGATGTCGCGGTATTCCCACTGGTTGTTGAGTGAGTTCCAACAAACAACCAACTCGTTGCCATCCAGCGGGTCGGAGCTGGTTGGCAGGGCGATCAAGTAACGGTTGTCGTGCCAGATGGCGAAGGCGCTGCGCTCGACGCGGGCTTGATTCACCGTGGCGAAGAGGTCAGCGATCGGCTCGGAAAGCGGCATGGTGTCGCCGCGCAGCTTGAGGTCGAGACGGGCGTCGAGGCGGTAGATACCGGCGTCCGAAAGGAAGAACACAAACTGCCCTGCCGTCACGATGGAGTTGCGAGCCGAGCACCCGATCTCGTTGGTCAACTGCGTCACGCTGCTCACCGCCGTATCAATGGCAAATCCCGTGCCGTCCGTGCTGGCAAACTGGCTCAGGGTCGCCAGCCAGATCGACTTGCGGCAGAAGATTAAGACCTGACCTTCGACCCAGGGATGGACCGCCACGATGCGGTCGTTACCGCCGGCGCCCACGCGGAAGGAATTGAAAAACGGATCGTAGAGGTCAGCATCCAGCACGTCCGAAATGGCCACAGTGTCCCGACTGCGGGCGAAGATGAGCCGGTTGTTAATGTAGCTGGCAAAGCCCGTGCTCGGCATCTTCGTATAAGTGACACCTTCAGCCGGCACACCCGCCGCCGCCCGCTGGAATTGGCCGCTGCCGCCGTCCCAAAAGATCGGAGGCTTCACTCGGCGAACCTTGATCCCGGCCGCCGCATGCGTTGCAGTGCCGGCGGGCACCTCAATCGTAAACTGCGTGGTGTCGGCGCCCGGGGCGGCGTCCACAATTCGGAACTCATGTCCGTTGAAAGCAGCCGTGGTTGATCCCTCGATGCGGACTGTGGCGCCAGCCGGATACCCGTGAGCCGAAGCGAAGCTGACGGTGGCCGTTGTTGAGGCAACGCTAATGCCGTCAGCGTCCGTCAACTTCGTGCCCCAGCCCGTCACAGCCTGGCTCGCCTCACGCAAGATATACAGCCGGTCAAAAGCCTGCACCACCGAGACAGTGTCGGTGCTTTCGATGGTCTCACTCGGTGAGGTTGGGTAAGTCTTAGTCACCGGCGACAGCCCATCCCGCCAGAGGAAGCAGGTGTCGGCGCCGGCCAAGGCAATGTATTCGTTTGCGTTCTCGTAATTCTGCGAGGCAAACACGCCCGCCGCGTAGAGCCCGCCAGAGTAGTCGTCGCGCACCTCGGGGCCGTTGTTGGCGATGATCGTGCCTGAGCCGTCTGCCGCTGGCGCTCCCGTCATGGTGTAGCGAAACGTGTTTGTTGCCACATTGCTGATGAGAAAGTCGCCGTTGTAAAGAGGGTCGGTTGCCCCACGAATGTTGATTTGGTCGCCGTTAGCGAAACCATGACTATTGCTTGTGGCTTCGGCCACTGTTGAGCTTGGCCGCGTGATGCCTGTAACCGACTTATCGGTGCCGAGCGCCACATCCAGCGTGAGCGGCGCCCCCGTCGTGCCCACCGTATCAGTCAACCGCTGGCTCCCCTTGCGCGTCTGAGCCACGCCACGGTCGAGACGCATGTTTACACTCTCTTGTAGCATGCCCGCCGGCAGGGTCAGCGGGTTAAGGCGCGAAGCGAAGCCAACAAAGCCTTGGTCGCCGTCACGGATCACGTTGTCAGAAAGTGCCATTAGTTTAGTGCCGCTTTAAGCCGGGTCTTGAAGCGTGTCGCATCCCCCGGGGAAATGTCCGTCTTGCGGCTCGGGCTGACTTGCTGGTGCGTCACGACCATGTTGAGGTCGATGCCCCACTTCTTCATGCGAGGCACCAAGTATTCGATGGCGGACGCCATGGCGTCGTCGCCCAAGGGGTAGTCGTAAGTATTCCCCTCCCAAGCGAGCCCGAGGCTCCAAGAGTTAAGGTCAGGGCGGCCCATCCAGTTGCTGCGGCCGGCGTGCCAGGCCCGCTGGCTGTCGTTGCAGAACACGGTGCGGCGGCCGTCTCTTGCGATGAGGACGTGGTAGGACACTTTA